AAGTCTGAAGTCTCGGACCACTTTGTGGGGTTCCAAGGCCCAGGGAGAGAGTTGACTTCAGTCGCTTCAGTTACTCCACTCAAATCAGAAAAGCGCCCGGCGCAGCGGTCAAGGACCGGATAAAACGCTCTGGTCCCCTATAATTACAACCCCCTCCTTACTAAAGTAGAATAGAGTAATTAGAGTATATAGGGCTGTAGGGGAAAGATTTGACTCTGGGCTGACTCTACCTGACTCTACTGACCTATTGGGATATAATTCGGCATATGGCTAAACGTGAATTTACGCCAATTGACACACTACTCTCTGGGCGGACGACCAAGTCCCTGCAGGACATCGCCCTGACCCGGCCTCCTGATCCCCTTGCCATGACACCCATAGCCACACGTATCGGGGCGATCATCCCAGATTACAGCAGCTGGGTCGAGGTGTACACGGTTGAGTTCGTGCAGCAGCTCTTCCCCGATCGTGGCAGTCACCCGAACCTATACGTGACAGCGGAGATCTTCACCCTCATCCTGAACCACATCGCCAACACTGGGGTGTACCACAAGGCGTGCGTCGCGGCGGGCATCGGGACACGACAATTCGAGAAGCTGCGGAAGGCCCTGCCTATCCTCGAGGTGATGACCCAGGATGCGCTGGACGTGTATCGACAGAAGCTGGCCTCCGTCATCCATGACAGAGCAGTTGAGGGGTGGGATGAGCCGGTGTTCGGCGGCGCTGGCATCATCGGGTATAAGCACAAGTTCAGCGAGCGGCTCCTTGAGCTCCAGGCTAAGAGGCATATCCCAGAGTACCGTGACCACACGACCACGGACCTGAACGTGTCCGGTGGTGTACTCGTCGTACACGCGCCGATGATCAGCCGAGAGGAGTGGCTCGCGCAGCACAGGAAGCAGGTGGAGTCAGCCCCATGCGAAGAATCGAAGAAGCCTTGATACTATTGGTGGTCGCGGCGTCGGCTTTGTCTATGTTGCTGTTGTCACTACCACGGCAGCGGCGACAGGGGTCACCTCCTGTCGACTCCTGCGTCCTCATCACTAATGGGGACGGTGGTTGGGGTAGCGGGGCTGTGGTTGGTCCGGACACGATCCTGACGGCGGGGCACGTGGCAGACCACAACGACCTGAGCGTGGAGACAGAGGATGGTCAGACCTACGACGTGGTATTCGTAGTCCGGTGCGGGACCGACGCGGCGCTGCTGATAGTGGACGCGAACCTTCCACCACCGATCAAGGTATCACAGGACCGGACCTCCCTGGGCGATGAGGTCACGGCGATCGGCACGCCGTTCAGTCCCCTGATGAGGAGTACCTTCTCGCGCGGTTACGTAGCCAACGTGGGGCAGGAGGGATTCTTCTCCGACGGCTCGATCCAGCCGCTGCTCTACGTGTCAATGAGCTGCGGGTCGGGGAGCTCGGGTAGTCCGGTGATGAGGAATGGTAAGATCATTGGTGTGCTGATAGCTACGTGGTGTACATATACCATCGTCGTTCCGACGGTGGACTTTCAGGAGCTGCTTGAGTGGTTGAGGCCCTGATAGACTGGCAGGTGAAGGAGGGATCGCTGACACCTCACCTGCTGCTCAGTGATGGCACTAAGCAGCAGGTGGGTTGGACACCGCAGCCAGGATCGCAGGAGGCATTCCTCGCGTGCCCCGCGTTCGAGTGCCTGTATGAAGGAACGCGTGGACCCGGGAAAACCGACGCCCTCCTTATGGACTTCGCCCAGCACGTGGGGGCCGGCTATGGGGCCGAGTGGCGCGGGCTCCTCTTCCGGCAGACCTTTCCGCAGCTGCAGGACGTCATCATCAAGGCCAGCAAATGGTTCCCACTGCTCTTCAATCGAAGAGCAGTGTACAACCAGGGCAACCACACGTGGACGTGGGCCTCCGGGGAGACGCTGCGGTTCAGTTACGGGGCGCGGGAGGCAGACTACTGGAACTACCATGGCCATTGTGTTGATGAGGGAGACGTGCTGACGGATCACGGTTGGGTAGACATAACTTGCGTCAGGGTCGGCGACAAGGTCATGTCCGCAGATGAGCGAGGATTCCTCTCCTGGAAACCAGTGGTGTCAATCACTCATGAACTCTATGATGGACCTCTCGTCCGATACGCGGGTCGGGGTCGATACATGTCGTTTACCCCTGGGCATAAACTCCCGACATCCACTGGATTGACACGATATCAGGATCTCGGTAAGGATGCAGTTCTTCGGGTGGCTGGATGGCAATGGGGTGGGACATATCTTAAGACGTTTGCTGTACCGTTTGTTCCGAGAGCCGTTCGGGATCACCACGCTGAGAGCATACCGCTGGAGATAAGTGGGGATGATTTCTGTGAGCTCATGGGCTGGTATCTCTCAGAAGGCTGCATTAACTATGCGGCGGTGTGGGTTGCGCAGGAAAAACCACAGCACAGACTTAAGATCCAAGCGCTGTTGGATCGTATTGGAGTGTCCTATCGGACGACAGCTGGTGGTTTCAGCTTTTTGTCTAAGTCATGGTCTACTTGGCTACGGCAGTTTGGTAAGAGTAGAGACAAGTTCGTCCCTGATGTGGTGAAGAATGCTGATCGTTACCAACTGCAGAAATTTTTCGATGCGTACGCAGACGGGGACGGGAGTCGGCAAGAGAAGCGAGTATACATCTATACGATCTCTCGTCGGATGGCTGATGACTTATCCGAGATCGCCGTTCGATTAGGATATTCGGCCTACATAACATCTGGACAGCGGGAGAACCGTGATGGTCCTGGATACTGTGTAGCCTGCAATCCACGTTCCTTACTGAACCTCGTGACTGATAATAGAGATCGTAGGATCAAGAAGCTGTCGGATAAAACGCAGGTTCATCGTGTACACCACAGTGGACTGGTGTACTGTCTTGGTGTCCCTGATAATCATACGTTCTTCATCCGGCAACGCGGTAGTGTTTGGCTGAGTGGGAACAGCTGGCCGTGGATCGGCTTCGAGGAGCTCACGACGTGGCCGGAGCTTGGCTTCTACTGCAAGATGATGTCCTGCTGCCGGTCGACCGTGCCGGGTATCCCGAAGAAGTTTCGGTCGACAACGAACCCATACGGTCCTGGCCACAACGTCGTTAAGGCCCGGTTCCACCTCCCCGTCGCCCCTGGGCAGATCTACGGTCCCCTGGTCGAGGATAGGGACGAGAAGGGTAATCCACTGCCAGAGCGCATAGCGATACACGGCTACCTTGACGAGAACCAGGTGCTGTTGACCGCTGATCCGAACTACAAGACCCGTATCCGCGCGGCCGCGCGGAACAAAGCGGAGCTCGCGGCGTGGATGGAGGGCAGCTGGGACATCGTCGCGGGCGGCATGTTCGACGACGTGTGGGACCCGGCGCGGCACGTGGTCCCCGACTTCGAGCCACCTATCTCCTGGAGGGTGGACCGGAGCTTCGACTGGGGCAGCAGCAAGCCGTTCTCCGTTGGCTGGTGGGCTGAGTCAGACGGGACTGACCTGACGCTCCCGTCAGGTCAGGTCTGCTCGACTGTCAGGGGAGACCTCTTTCGGTTGGCCGAGTGGTACGGCTGGAACGGTCAGCCGAACGAGGGCACCCATATGCTGGCGGTGGACATCGCTAAGGGCATCATCGAGCGGGAGCTCGCGATGGGCATCCACGAGCGGTGCAGGCCGGGTCCCGCTGATGCGTCCGTCTTCAAGATGGAGAACGGGGTGTGCATCGCGAACGACTTGATGCGGACACTCACCGTTGGCGGACGACCGAGGCGGATACAATTCTGTAGTAGCAACTCGGCGTCCGGTACGAGGAAGGTAGGTTGGGAGCTTATGCGACAACGACTCATGGCGGCGCTGCCCACGAGCAAGGGTCCTCGCGAGGACCCTGGGATGTTCATCTGCCAGAGGTGTGAGCATAGCCGCCGGACCGTGCCTGTCCTACCGAGGGACCTTGACAGGGATCCCGACGATGTGGACTCGAGCGCCGAGGACCACATCGCCGATGAGTCCCGTTATCGGGTGATGTTCTCCAAGTGGCGGCCGAAGGGTGGTCGAACGGTTGGGACGGGGTCGTGATGCTGGACGTAAGGACTAAGTGTTTGTTTGACTCCCCCTCACCTGAGGACGGTGAGCGGATCCTCGTTACCAGGTGGATGTCACGGGGAGGCTGTCAGTATGACCGGTGGCTGCGGATGCTGGCTCCGAGCGTGAGGCTGCTGAAGAGGTGGAAGGCCCATGAGTTGACCTGGGAGCAGTTCGCTGAGTTGTATGAGGCCGAGATGGTGGACCAGAAGTCGACCATCGGCTGGTTGCGGCGATTGGCTGAGGACCACCGCGTGACGCTGCTGTGCTACGAGGTGGAGAAGAACCCCCACTGCCATCGGCACGTGCTGAAGGACCTGATTGAGGGAGTGAGTAGTTAATGGCATCAGTATATTTGATCACATCTTCAGGTAGAAAAGGGTATTAAATAGAAAGAGGGTATCTATACGCCTCAAAATATGAATCTCCGGGAGTTACACCCCAAATATGCTGAAGCTGCTCAGGACTGGCAAAAACTCTCAGACTGCTACGCCGGGGAGCGCGTCGTCAAGGAGGCCGGTACGCTATACCTTCCGCCTACGGCAGGGCAGATCCTGGACGGGATGCAGAGCACGCCGTTCAGCGCGCTGTACGCCTCGCCAGGGGTGACTAAGCCCAACGTGGACGCCATCACGCCGAATACGAGGGGTCGGCAGTCCTACGACGCCTACAAGCTGCGGGCGCGGTTCCCGGACTTCATCAGCCAGGCGGTGGAGGCGCTGCTCGGGATCATGCACGACAAGCCTCCGATCATCAAGCTGCCCGCCAAGCTTGAGCCTCTCCGTGATAGGTGTAACACGAAGAATGAGTCACTCGAGATGCTGCTCCGCCGGATCAACGAGCAGCAGCTGGTGACCGGTCGGCTCGGGCTCCTGGCCGACGTCCCCACCGGCAGCGGACCCGACGTCCTGCCCTACATCGCGCTCTACGTCGCGAAGGACATCGTGAACTGGGACGCGGGCGAGCGGGAGGTGGTCCAGAAGCTGAAGCTGGTGGTGATGAACGAGTCCGAGTGGGTGCGCGAGGGGTTCGGCTGGAAGTGGGATGAGAAGTACCGCGTACTGCTGCTGCACACCAGGGACCACGTGTACCGCGCGGGCCTGTTCGACCCTGATGAGGAGGGGCTGTTCCACGTCGACGACCAGGGCGACATCATCACGATGGAGCGCGGTGAACCCGACGTGACGAACGTCGAGTCGACCTCCGCCGTGCCAGGGGACATCGACCTCGTCGACCAGAACAAGCTGGTCGAGCTTAGCATCGCGGGCCGCACGCTCGATAGGATCCCGTTCGTCTTCATCAACAGCAAGGACGTCGTACCGGAGACCGACAACCCTCCGCTCCTGGGCCTCGCGGAGCTCGCGCTGGCGGTGTACCGAGCCGAGGCTGACTACCGGCAGTCGCTGTACATGACGGGCCAGGACACGTTGGTCATTGTCGGCGGGCTGTCCGGGGAGGAGGAGACGCGGGTGGGGGCTGGGGCCAAGATTGAGGTGAACCAGGGCGGGGACGCGAAGTACATCGGTGTTTCAGGCGCAGGAATTTCCGAGATGCGGCAGTCCCTCGACATGGACCGTAAGATCGCGGCGGAGATGGGTGGTCGGCTGCTCGACACAACGAGCCGCCAGGAGGAATCCGGCATCGCCCTGCGGATACGGGTAGCCGCGCGGACCGCGTCGCTGAACCAGATCGCGCTGGCCGGAGCCGAGGGACTGCAGGCAGTACTCCGGATTATGGCGGAGTGGGTGGGGGCCAATCCGGATGAGGTTCAAGTTGAGCCCAATCTGGACTTCGTGGACGACGAGCTCAGCAGCCAAGACCTCGTCGGATACATGACGGCCAAGAACCTCGGTGCCCCGATCAGCAGCGTCTCGATCCACCGGCTCATGCAGGAGAAGGACTTGACCGAGATGAGCTACGAAGATGAGATGGCGGCGATAGAGTCCGAGATACCTCTGGCGGCTAAGTTCAGCGCGGAGGCAGCGGCGCTCGGGCCTCCGCAACCACAGGACGGAGGTCAGCCTTAATGAGGGACGTGTTCCACTGGACGGCGACGAGAATCAGCTCCTCCTTCCGAGGTGATGCGACCGCGTGCAAAGAGGTGATCCTCCGCGCCCATCCAAATAACAAGGGCAGGGTATGGGTGAGGGTAAGCGAGTCGGCGACGAGGAGCAACGCCATGCCGCTGGACGCAAGTGAGGTGATCGGCTTCGACGTGACGAACCTCAACGATGTGTACGCCATGATTGAGGAGAAGGGTGACATCCTGATCGTGGCGTGGGGATAATCGATGAAGATGTGGATGATGATCCGAGGCAGGGACGGCAAGAAGGGTGACCCCGGAGATCCCGGCAGGCCCGGTCCTCCTGGGCATCGTGCCCCGTCGCTGCACAACCTACTGAGTAATCTCAGCTACGCCTTGTCTGGTCACACGGGCTTCCAGAAGGCGCTTACCTACAACCATGACTTGAAGGTGCTATTAGTGGAGGTCACATGAGCACACAGTACCGCATCCCAGAGCTGGGTTCATTCAACTGGCAGCAGAACGTCGTCAACCAGGTGACTGCCCCTACCGAGAGTGAGACTAAGGGCATCCGCTATATCATCAAGTTCCCGGCCAGCGGGGTGTTTATCGGGCTGGGGGGAAAGATCGCCACGGCCAACAAACTGAACCCCACGCTGTTGACCGACTGGATCATCGACACGCCGACGGAGGGTTGGATCCTCTGGGACAACACGGCGAACAAATACTACTACTACACTGGTGCTGCCTGGGCTGAGGCTACGGGCATCACTAACGGTCACACCCAGAACACTGACACGGGGACCACGTCGGCTACGTTCCAGCTCGACAGCGGGAACACTGGCCCGAAGCTGAAGAACAGTGGCGGCGTGCTGCAGGCGCGGAACGCGGCGGACAACGCCTTCGCCGACGTGGAGGGAGCGAACCTCAAGACGGCCGGGAACCTGACTGACGGGTCAAACAGCGCGACCGTGGCGGCCATCAAGGGGGCCGTCGATGCGAAGGCGAGCTACGATGCTGACCTGGGGTGCCTGACGTTCAACCTATGACGGCTGCATACCACACTCCCATCACTGACGGATTGTCTGCCTCCCAGGTGGTGATGACTGACACAGGTAAGAAGCTGGTGTCGGTGGACTACCTGAACCAGTCGGTCAAGACGACTGGGACGCCTGCGTTCGCCGGCCTGTTAGTCAGCGACCTGGTGACGGGGCGACTGCCGATCATCGGTGCGTCCGGACGTCTCACGTCCGTCTCAACGCTGCTCTACGACTCGTCCCTGAATCAAATGATCATCAACATGAACGCTGTGGCTGGTGCTGCCAGTTTAGTTGGCACGGCTCTTAGTATTCGTGGGGCCGACAATGGGCAGGTGAGGTTCAACACTTCATCATTTGGTATCGCAGGGATGGCTGCCTATGCACAAAGCCATGCTCGGAATACATCGGCCTCCCCCCAAGCTGTGCAGTCTGGTGATGTCCTGCTAAGCTGCGAGGGCTGGGGCTATGGAGCCACAGGATATTCTGTAGCACCCAGAGTTATGTTGCGAGGGTATGCCAAGCAGACGTGGAGTGACACTGTACAGGGAGCATATCTATCTCTGTGGACAACGCCAACTGATTCTATTATTCCTGCTGAAAGAGTTCGGGTATATGATGATGGTGGGGTTCGCATTGGCGGAACCTATACCACATCGCCTGGTGCTGGATTACTGGCGATTGGGGCACTGGTCCTGCCCAATACGGCTACAGCATATCGTCTTCCTGTAGCAACAGGGACGAACGCAATTGGCGAACTTGCAGCGGTGGGTGCAACCGGAGAATACTTGAGAGGCAACACTGGGGCGATACCCAGTTGGGCGACGCTCAACCAGGCGGCAGTGGCAGGATTGACAACGGCCGACAGCCCCACATTTGTGAATCTCACACTATCCCCAACCACTTCTAACGCCACTGGTATTTTTTATAAAGGTGCTGATCCGTTCATTCATGACTACCATAATCCGACCGGTGGAGGGGCAATACCTGACGGGAATAATGTCTTCATCGGGGGTGCGGGCAACTTTACGATGGGCAGCACTGCTACCAGCACAGGCCATTCCAGTTACAACTATGGTGTAGGATTATTGGTATTGGATAGCAACACATTAGGATATCACAATGTTGCCTTTGGGATGTTATCCCTTCACGCAAATACTGAGGGGTACAAAAATCTTGCCTTGGGGTGTCAATCGCTTCAAAACAATACCACCGGGAACAATCTTGTGGGGGTAGGGGAGTTGGCGGGGAAGTACACGAACGCAGGTGCCGCAAACCAAACGTCAATGTATTCAATCTATGTAGGCTATGACGCCCGACCGTTGGCTGACGGGGACATCAATGAGATAGTTATTGGATGCAGCGCACGGGGCGGGGGGAGTAACTCCGCCGTCTTGGGTAGTGCTAATATTACAAAAACTTTCCTGCAAGGTTTGGTCAGCATAGGTGTAGCTACTCCGTTGGAGCAAATTCACGTAAGTGACACTGTTCGGGCTGATACCTACTTCAACCTGAATGGGGCGGATGGTGCTACAGGGACCTTTGTAGACAAGAACGGCAATACAGTACATGTCGCTGGTGGCATTATTACCAGCTTAACATAGGAGATTTATATGGTAATTCAAGCTGGTGGGCTGAACTGAAGTATAATAAATACACAAACTAAGAAAGGAATAGCATGAAAGTTCTTCTCACGACACCACTAAGACAGTACACTGGTGAGATCATCAAGGACGGTGAAGCTGACCTCATGATCAGGATCATCTTCCTCCGGGCCTTGTCAATCGGTGGTGATCAAGACACGACATGGACGGAGAAGGCCCGCCAGTATGCCCTCGGGCTGAAGATCGCATCGTCGAGCGACGAGGTCGACTTGGAGGTGGATGAGCTTAAGATCCTGAAGGACCTGGTCTCTAAGGCATTCAGCTCCCTGCTCGCTGGTCAGGTTGGGAAAATGCTGGATGGGCTACCGACGGGGATCATGCCGAAGTGATGAAGACTGACGACGCCAACGCCCAGTGGTTCGACGCGATCGTCCGCCACCAGATCTTCAGCATCCGCGCGGCCGGAGCCATCCGGAACGAGGTCAACAGGATCCTGGACAAGACGGAGGCGGAGCTCGCCATGCAGATCCGCGACGCGCTGCGGGGCGACGCGACGTACTCCCCGGCGCGGCTCGCGAAGGCGCAGCGACTGCTTAAGCGCATCAAGAGTATCCGGGAGACGGCCTGGGTGAATGCCAGTCAGGCTTTGAAACAAAGCCTGACTGACCTCACCCAGGGTGAGGCATCATTCCTCAGCACGGCGCTCGGGACAGTGGTGCCGGTGGTACTTGAGGCTTCAATGCCTTCTTCGAAGGTATTGAAGGCATTAGTTACCGACAAACCCTTCGAGGGTCGGACCTTGAAGGAGTGGGCCGCTGGTCTTCGATCCGCTGACCTACGGCGGATCGAAGACCAGATCAAGATCGGCCTCGTGCGCGGCGAGGACTCATCGGCCATTGCTCGTCGGGTCATCGGGATGAAGGGCGTCACCCAGATCACGCGGAACCAGGTGCAGGCAGTCACGCGGACGGCGGTGAACCACTACAGCAACGCGGCGCAGCAGGAGTTCCTCAGCGACAACAAAGACCTCTTCGACGAGGAAATCTTCGTTGCCACGCTCGACTCCCGGACGACGCCGATCTGCCGCTCCCTCGACGGGAAGAGGTTTCCCGTGGGAGAGGGTCCAATCCCTCCACTCCATTTCGGCTGCCGGTCATTCCGCGTGGCCGCGATCAGCGCCGAGGCCATCGGCGTGCGACCAGCGAAGCCGTTCACGGAGCAGCAGCTGGTCAGGGAGTACGCTAAGCAGGAGGGGCTTGATCCCGTGTCAAGCCGCGACGACTTGCCATATGGAACCAAGGGTGACTACGACGACTATGCCATGCGGCGGATGCGCGAGCTCACCGGCCAGGTCCCCGCCACCACGACCTATGAGGACTGGCTCGCCGGTCAGTCTGAGTCTTTCCAGGATGATGTGCTCGGACCGACTCGAGGGAAGCTCTTCCGCGACGGGGACCTCACGCTGGACCAGTTCGTCGACAAGGCGGGCAATGAGATCCCGCTGGCGGACCTCGCGGCGAGGGATGCAGGGGCGTTTGCGGACGCGGGATTGGACCCCGGTAAGTTCCTGGAGGAGCCCACCGACCTCGCCTGGCAGACCGGCAAGGAGATCTCCCTGGGCGATCTCCCTCAGGACGCCCAGGACGAGGTGAATCAGGCGATCGCCGACGTGGTAGAGAAGTATCCCGAGCTGCTTGATCGGTTCGACGGAGTCACTGCCGATATCGAGGACTTCAAAGACCCGGAGACCGAGATCGCCTGGACGGAGGAGAGCCGAGGCATCCATATCAACCCAGACTATGAGCCGGTGCTGTCGACTCTCGAGAGGACAGGAGACATGCCAGAGGGCGCTGGATTGAGGTACGTCGCTGCCCACGAGCTGGGTCACCAGCTGTACTGGGCCCATCGAGAGGACTTCGCCGATGTATTGGGGACGGTGTACCAGGAGGTCAGGGATAAGGTCACCCCTAAGATCACGAACGATGTGGGCGACGCAGGGTCCGTGTTCGCCGATGTATTCGCCTTCCACGTCACGGGTCGACCACTGCCACCGGAGTATGATGCCTTGGTCAAACTGATTAAGGAGCACGCGGCATGAGTCACTCACCGCACATAAGGCTGTATGACAGCCAGGGAGACATCCAGGTCTGGGTCGTGGACGGCAGTTACGTGCGGGGCCACGTTGACAAGGAGTTCACTAATTTCGGGCAGCACTACCGGTTCCCGTTCATCCCGGAAACGGAGTTCTGGCTGGACCAGGGGGCGGAGGACGAGTACCCGTTCTTCATTGAGCACCTGCTCGTCGAGCACCGGCTGATGGCCCAGGGGAGGTCTTACGACGACGCGATCGCTGAGGCGGGCCGCGCGGAGCGTAGGGAACGAAGACGAGGCGGGGACCTGAAGGCAGCGACTCATAGTGGTGAGTCATTGCCCTTGGGCGATTTCTGTCACAAGTACCTGTGGAAGAGGTTGGACGACGGGCTGAGCGTCTGGATCGTGCACGGACGACTGGTCCGGAGCGTGTTCGATGAGGACTTCACCGCTGGAGGACACGACCACGTCTATGAGTTCGTGCCACGCGGGGAGGTCTGGATAGACGACGGGCTGATCGAGGTAGAGTGGCCCTACGCGCTCGTCCACGAGTTGAGGGAGCGGTACGATATGGCAGCCGGGGAGCCGTACCGCGTCGCTCACCCGAGGGCGAGCCGGTTGGAGTACCTCTGCAGGCGACACCCGGATGAGCTGCATGGTGTCCTGTCCCAGCTGGGCTGGGCGTAGGATATACTTATTGTGATGGGAGTAGTCTACTTACTTCAATTCCCGAATGGGAAGGGCTATATCGGTTGGACTAAGGGTACAGTTGCACAACGATATAAAGCCCATATACAAAATGCGAAGAATGGTTCGACCTATGCTGTTCATCGCGCCATTCGAAAATATGGTTTGAAAAATGTCGTAGTGGAAGTTCTTGTCAGTGATGTCTCTGAGACTGCGGCAAGGATGTTAGAGATTGACTATATTGCCTGTCTTGGAATGAGGGTCCCAAATGGTTATAATCTGACGGAAGGTGGAGAAGGTGTATTAGGTTGTGCCTTTTCTCCTGAGGCAAGACAGAAGTTGTCAGTAGCACGACGTAACAGAGGACCCATTAGTGAAGAAACTCGTCTCAAGATGAGCAACGCTTCTCGTGGTCGACGACCCTTTCTTGGACGATCGCATAGTGAAGAGACAAGACATAGTATGTCAAAGGGACTGAAATATAGGTGGACTGATTCAGACTATCAAAAGAAGATGTCTGATATGATGAAGGGAAACAAGCATCTTCTTGGATACAGATTCAGTGATGCAAGTAAACAGAAGATGCGTGAATCACGATATCGTCACTTAGCTAAATGTAGAAAGGAACAGGACATGGTCCTGTCATCATAAAACCTATTCCGACATGGTTCGGAAAGAAGGGAAAGTGCTATGATACTGCAACTGCGTTATGCCAAAAAGGAGGAGGTCCCTGAGGGGTTCGCTGAGCTCTACACCGAGAGGGACGGTGAGTTCCACTTCACCGGGATCGCTGGTCTCAAGACCCAGGCCGACATCGACCGGATGAGTCAGGGTCTGACGAAAGAGCGGGATGAGCATAAGGCCACGAAGGAGAAACTCCGTACATGGGACGGCCTTGACCGCACTCAGATCGACGCGCAGGTTGCCCGTCTGGCCGAGCTCGAGGTGGCCGTGAAGGGATCCGTGCCGAAGGACGAGCTTGATAAGAAGCTTGACGAGCTCACCGAGGCTCGGCTGAGATTGCGGCTCGCCCCGCTCGAGCGGGACAAGGGCACGCTCGCTGAGAAACTCAAGGTCGCCGAGACGACAATGCAGCAGCTGCTCGCCGAGAAGGTCAGGCGCACGATCCATGACAAGGTCCGCGCCGCTGCCGCTGCGGCGAAGATCCTGCCGGAGGCAGAGTCCGACGCTCTGCTGCTGGCAGACATGGTGTTCGAGGTCACGGAGGACGGCGCGATCCTGACGAAGGAGAATGACTATGGCGTGACGTCCCGGCTCTCCCCCGACGTGTTCTTCCAGGAGCTGCAGGAGAAGCGACCACACTGGTGGCCGAGATCCGTCGGTGGCGGCAGCAAGGGCTCCGGTGGCGGCAAGGGCTCTGGCGGCGGACCTAACCCCTGGGCTGCAGACAGCTGGAACCTGACGGAGCAGGGTCGGTACGTCAAGCAGTACGGCATGGAGAAGGCAGTTCAGATGGCGAAGCTGGCCGGCACGGAGGTCGGGGCACCGAGGCCCGCTGAGAAGAAGTAGGTAGGAGTGTCTACGTGAATGCAGACGGCCCGCGATCGCGGGCCGTTTTCTTTGCGCTCTTCATCTTGGTAGGCCAAATCTAAATGCCATAAAAGTGATGAACGAGGTAAGAAAAAGAGGTCATAGGAGTTAGACTCAGGATATAATATAGGTAGACCTCCGGCATGGTTCGGATAGTCATGTCGGCGGAGCCATGGTGCTTCTGCCGTAAACAGTTGATCCGGTAGGAAGTTAAGGAGCCTTATCATGGCCGCCGTGCAAATCAGCGATATCATCGTACCCTCAATATTCACCCCTTACGCGCAACAGCTCACCATGGAGAAAGCGCGCCTGGTCCAGAGCGGAGCGCTCACGCCTTCCCCGTTGATGAACCAGCTGCTATCCGGTGGAGGTAAGACCTTTAACCTACCCAGCTTCTACGATCTGGACGCCAGCGACTCGACCGGCTCCGAGAACGTGAGCACCGACGACATCGCCGACGTGCAGCGGGCCTCTTTCCAGAGCGGTACGCCGACCGACGCGAATCGTCGGGACGCGGTGCCCCAGAAGCTGTCCACTGCGGCTGAGGTCGCTGTCCGCCTTGAGCGGAACCAGTCCTGGAGCTCGATGGGTCTGGCCCGTGAGCTTGCTGGGGCTGACCCGATGGCGGCTATCGCGACCCGCGTCGCCTACTACTGGACCCGACGGCTCCAGCGCATCTTCGTCGCGGCCTGGAAGGGCATCATCGCGAACAACGCTGCGGCTACGCCCGGCGGCACGGCCGTCCGCTACGACCTGATGAACGATGTGTCGGCTGCCGGTACGTTCACTGACGGGGTCACGAACTTCTCCGCCGAGGGCTTCCTCGACGCTGCCGTGACGATGGGTGATAGCCAGGATGAGCTCGCCATCGTGATGGTCCACTCGATCGTGTTCAACCGGATGCAGAAGAACAACCTGATCGACTTCATCCCGGACGCCCGAGGCGAGGTCAACATCCCGACGTTCCTCGGCCATGAGGTGATCGTCGACGACGGCATGCCTCGCAGCACGAACGTCTTTGACACGTGGCTCTTCGGCCTGGGTGCCACCCAGCTGGGCGAGGCCACTACGGACGTGCCGACTGAGGTGCACCGCGAGCCCCTCGCCGGTCGCGGCGCTGGACAAGAGATCCTGACGACCCGCCGGGTGTACTCCTGCCATCCCACCGGCCACGCCTATGTCGAGGGATCCATCGCTGACGGTGGTCCGAGCAACACGGGCCTCGCGACGGCCGCTAACTGGGCGCGTCGGTATCCCGAGCGGAAGCAGATCAAGTTCGCCCTGCTCCGGACGACTGAGTACGCCGTCTGAGTCTGACCAATGAACTGAGACGGGAAGACCGTCTAAGGAGAACCGAACATGAAGATGACACAACTCTTTCCCCGGTGGTCCGGCGGATTGACCATCCACGACTCCACCCAGATCTGGGTATCCAAGTCGGGTGACGACACGCTCGGGGACGGGACGGCAGTCGCCCCCTACAAGACCCTGACGAAGGCGCTCGCCGCCGTGACGTCGGCTCGCAAGACGATCCTCATGCTGCCTGGTGAGTACGCTGAGGGGGCCGCGATGGTGTGGCCCGTCATTAGTGGCGTCCAGCTCATCGGCGCTGGGCTCGTGACGGTCTCCTCGGCCGGTACGACCCAGGTCCTGAGCATCGCTCCCGGTGCCCTGAGCGACACGTTCGACGTGCGGATCGAGAACATCGACATCTACCACCAGAACTCCAGCCAGGACGGCATCCTGGTCAACAACACCGGGTGCGGCAAGAAGATCGTCCTCACCCTGTGCAACGTGTCCGGCGACCCCGGCGACGGTGCTGGCGACATGATTGCGACCGTCCATGCGGACGCCAGCAACGCCATCCGGATCTACTGGACCGGCGACCACGGCGAGGGCATCGGTGGCTCGATCCACTTCACCGGTGGGAACGACGGAGACCGGCTGCACGTCACGGACTGCAGCATCGACGGCGGCATCGTCACATCCGCCACGGCGGTAGCCCTTGACGTCGTGCTCCGTGAGTGCCTCATTCTCCACGCGGGCATCACCGGAGGTGCCTCGCAGCAGACCGTGAAGATCGTCGGGTGCTTCAGCGACAACAGCGACACCTACGCCGTGGCTGACACCGGCGAGTGCACCGGCAGCCAAACGTGCACCGTGATCGGCGCGTAATAGCATGTGACAACTATCCCCGGCGCACCAGAGAAGGTGCGCCGGGGATTTGATCTAACGCGGGAGCAAGACATGGCTGACAAAGAGACGAGCATCGTAGGCAACGATCTCAGTCCAGATGCAGAGCCTACCTTTACTTCTATAAAGCTGCCGACGATCCAGGACCTGGACGACCAAATCAGCATCCTCCTGGAGGAGATCGATCAGCGACGAGCCAAGATCACAATCCTGGTCCGACAGCGACAGGACCTCCAAGGGATGGAGATGGAGGATAACTCCCCAGCGGCGGACACCGCAGCGCGGGTCGCCTATGTCCGCGACCAGAACCGGATCAAGAGGGAACGAGCCCAGCGGGCGGGCATCCTCCTGGGCGGTGATCCCCGATGCCAGCTCGACCAGACCCTCTCTCATCGGAAGCGGAGGGACGGAGTGAGGCCCTCGCGACCCATCAAGACGGGAGAGAAGGAGGAATAGGTGGCATCCTGGTGTGCTCGAGACAAACGAAGGAAGAGCCACCTCGACCCATCCCTTGGGCTGTTCAGGACGCACTCATTCCCTGTAGGGACATCGAATATCTTCACAGGGACCGTGTTCCCTGTCCGGACGGAGCCGGTAACGTTCTCGTGCAAGATAGCCACCTCGACCGCGACCCCAGCCGGAGTCGTATTTGAGCTGGGATCCTCTACCACTGGGCTCGCCGTCTGGATCGCAGCTGCCGACAGGAAACTCATGGCTGCCGTAGGTGACTCAGCCACAGATGATGGTGTCACGCTGACAGGGCCAGTGTGTAGGATAGGTCAAGTCCTCCGGATCTGCCTGTCCTGCATCCCAGCGAGCGGCAAAGCCCGGCTATGGGTGAACGGGCACCTCGTTGCTGCTGGGACGGCGGTGAGCCTCTTGCTGCCCCATGGTTGGTCGGATGGGGAGGCCGGGGCCGTCGGCAACGTCAGGACGAGTATCACTACCCGTGTGGCCGTCGGTGACAGGATCGCCTTGACGGGCGCAGCTGTGGTGGAACCGGTCTACGGCCACCAGAACCAGAGACCAAGACAATTCAGTGAGATGAACTGATGTCAGTATCGCAGATCGACAGTAACAGGATGCTCAGCGCGGTGAAGGATCCCGATGGTCAGGTACGATTCGAGCTCACTCAGTCTACGATCATCTGGCGGTTCCCGCGTGATCAGCTCGTGGCTGAGATCGTTCGGCTGCAGACTGAGCTCGCCCAGAAGCAGATCCTGCTTACTGAGTGTGATAAACTAACTGTGGCATCAATAGGAGCATGACATGGCAAAGACTTTTGAGGTGATGTACCAAGCAGCAGGCAGCGCTACTGGCAAGACAGTCCAGATGGACGTGTACAAGCCAGACCACACGAAAGATGCTGGTCAGTCCGGTGCTATGACTGAGGTCGGCACGACTGGTCGGTACTACAAGTCCTATGACGCGGACGCCCCGAACTGGTCCGTGGAGATCAGCGACAACGCTGGCGGCAAGGCCGTGAAGCATTACGACCAGTCGGCCTACGATTCTCACGGCGTGGCGGCGCTCGTGGGCGACGTGCAGACGGCGGTGACCGCCATCGCGTCCGCCGTGTCGACTCTCCAGACGGCGGTGACCGGCGTAGCCACTACGGAAGCCACCATCTCGACGGACGTAGCCTCCCTGGCCACGGCAGTAGCGGCGCTGGCTACTCAGTTGACTTCCGTCGGGAATACCGTGACCTCCCTCGAGAGCCCGGCGATGGTCGGATAGCATGTGCGACGCATCTACTACCAAGCGAGGGGCTTCCGAAAGGGCCAGGTAGTCACGGCGAAGGTCTGGCGTCCCGATGGGCAATCTGAGATGGTCGCTCTGAGTGAGCTGGACGACGGGATCTACTACTATGACTACGCGGCGATCCTCACGGGGCAGTACCTGTGGCTCATATACGAGAACGGCCAGCCGTCCGTCAGCCGCGTGTTCGACCTCGAGGCAAGTCCCTCAGAGGAGGGCTCGACAGGAGAGGACCTGATGTCGTTTATAGTTGAAGACGGGACCGGAAAAAAGGGGGCGACGTCCTACGCGACAGTGGCCTTCTTCAAGACGTACTTCGCCGACCGCGCCGTAGACATCTCGACGCTGTCGGACAGCGCCATCCAGGCGCTGCTGATAGCGGCCACTGACTTCATCGACACGCGGTGGGGTCCCCACTTCCTGGGCTCTCGCTACTGGGACCGATACCTGAACTCGCGCTCGATTCTCTCGCTGACGGGGCAGCCCAGTGATGGCAACACGATCTCCGTAGACGGGACGACCTACACCTTTCGGACGACCCCAGTCCTGGCCACCGAGATCCAGATCGGGGCTACCCTGGCTGACACGCTGCTGGCCCTCAGCAGCGTTGAGCTATCCGTCTTCCTGCCGGACCCTGACGTGGCGTCGATCGCCGTATTCGTGGACCACGACGGCGTCGCCACGACCAGCAGTATTGTCGCTGGTGGTTTTGACGGCAGTACCTCCTCAGGCCGCTCCGGGCGCGGACAGCTGCTCGAGTTCCCCAGGAGCGACCTCTATGACCGAGACGGGATCGAGGTCTCCGGCATACCGATCAAGCTAAGGGAGGCCACCTGCGAGTACGCCAACCGAGCGAGGACGGCGGCGCTGGCCCCGGATCCGACCGTGGAGCCGGGAGTCACCTCCCAGTCGAAGTCGGTGGCAGGGATCTCCGTGTCGACCACGTGGTCGAATGTGAGGATAACGAAGTCCTACCCAGCGGC